GTTCTACGAGGACAAGGCCCGCGAAATCGAGTATCGGAGCAAGGCGCAATTCGCCTACGTCGCGGCGTTAGAGAACGCGGCGAAGGGCGGATACGGATTTGTCCGCGTCACCACGAAACGTTCCGGCCCGAAGTCGCCGAATCTGGACCTTGTGGTGGAGTCGGTGCCGAATCCGGACACGATCCTGGTGGACCCGGCCTCGACCAAGCCCGACATTTCGGACGCGGAAGTGCTGTTTGTCGAGCAGACCTATACGAAATCGCAGTTTACGGCGAAGTTCCCCGGCGCGAAGGAAACGAACTGGTCATCGAACGCGGCGGCGGCCCCGAAGTTCTTCCGGGGCGACCGGGTGACGGTTACCGAATACTGGAAAATCTTCAAGGAACGGCGCAAATGCTACGTCATCGCGCCGATGCCGCCGAATCCCGGCGTGAACGGCCTGTCGGTGGTGGCGATGCCGCAGCCCACGCAGCCTCAGGTGCTCTACGACACCGAACTGAAGGCGGCCGGCATCGATCTGAAGCGTGACGCGGACCGCATTCTGGACGAGTGGGACGAAGACATCCCACACGTCTGTCAATTCGTCCTCAACGGCGTCGAAGTGCTGTCCCGGTCTGACTGGGCCGGGCCGATTCTGCCGTTTGCGGCGACATTGGGCCTGATTCTCTACTACGACGACGGCACCGGGTCGAATCGCCACGTCCTGAGCATGACGCGGCTGGCCCGTGACCCGGTGATGATGTACAACTACTACCGCACGACCGAGGCGGAAGTGGTGGGGGCCACGCCGCGGATGCCCTACTTCTGGTATGAGGGGCAACTGTCTGCCGAGTCCGTCAAGTTGCTGGAATTGAGCACGAAAACGCCGGTCGCGGGCGTTCCGGTTCGGGCGCAGACAGATGGGGCGCCGGGAAGTGTGCTGCCGTTCCCGCAGCGGGCGGCGTATGAACCGCCGATTCTGGCGTTGGAGGCGGGCGCTGAGGCCGCACGGCGGGCGATTCAGGCGTCGATGGGGTTCTCGCCGTTGCCGACGTCCGCACAGCGCCAGAACCAGAAATCCGGCATCGCGCTGAAGCAGATCGAGCAGTCCGGGCAGCGTGGGTCGTTCCATTTCCTCGACAACTACCGGTCGATGATCGAGCACGTCGGCGTCATCATCGAGGGACTGGTGGACAAGGTGTATGACACCGTCCGGGACGTGCCGATCCGCAAGGCGGACGACACCTCGGAGATTGTCCGCATCAACGACCCGGCGCGGGGCGGCGTGTCTACGAAGGGCACGCATCTCGTGACGGTCAGCACCGGGCCGTCGCACGATTCCGAGCGGGAGGAAGCGTCCGAGTTTGCGGACCTGCTGATGCAGTCGCCGTTTGCGCCACGTATCGCGGATCTGGCCATCAAGCTCAAGAATCTCGGCGTGCATGGCGACGAAATCGCCAAACGGCTGACCCCGCCGGAGTTCGCGCAGGCTGAGGGCAAGGACGGCCAGCCCGACCCGGCGCAGTTGATGCAGATGTTGCAGCAGGCCCAGCAGCAGATGCAGCAGATGGGGCAGGCGTTACAGGGCATGCAGCGGGAACTGGAGACCGAAGCCGCGAAGCAGCAGGCCACGGTGCAAAAGGCTCAAGTGGACGCGCAGTTGCGGATGCAGGTCGCCGAGATGGACGCCGAACTGAAGCGCGAACAGGCTCGGCTGGACGCGGAAACGGCCGTGGTGGTGGCCCGCATCAAGGCGGATTCGGCCCGGGAAGTGGCCGAAATCAACGCCGCGGCGAAAATCGAGGTCGCCGACGAACAGGGCGACACGAAGATGCTGGAATTGGCCCACGAATCGGCCGAAAACGCGAAGGGGCGGGAAGCGTCCGAGCGGATGGCCGAACGGGGCATGATGGAACGGCAAGAGGGCGACGACATGTAGCAGGATTGGCTGGATTCGCTAGGGTAGCTCCCGAAACGCCGCACGCCGACGGCGGCGAATCCTGACAACGGCTGAACACGAAAGGCGCGTGTCCGATCCGGGTGAATGCCCGAGGTTGGGCCGCGCCTTTCGTCGTTTGGTCGCACGTTTTCAAGGCGGCACCGCGCACGGCACGGGTGTTGAGGGATGACACGATGAGCACCGACGTACAGCCCACCTCGTCAGGGGCACCCACGAGCGACCCGAGCGCACCCGCGCCGAGTCCGCTGTCTCCGGGCCTTCAGGCCGCCGTCCAGTCGAAAGACCAGTCGGCGTTCCGGGCTGAGAAACAGCGTGCCGCACGCGAGTCCTTGGGGATGCCCGCTCCTGTCACGACGCCCGCGCCGGCCGAGGGGCCGACGGGCGACGAACCAGCACCGACGCCCGGAGCCGACGCGCAGAAGCCTGCGCCGAAGCCGGGGCACAAGGGGAACGCGGACACGCGGATTCAGGAACTCCTGAAGCAGCGGGCTGAAGAACGCGAAGCCCGGCTGCGGCTGGAGGGCGAACTCGAAGCGATGCGCCGGTTGCACGCGCAGCCCGCACCCGACCAGACGAAACCGGCGGCGTCGTCGCCCGCCCGGGATGTGGACGCGGAACCGCAGTTGGCCGACTTCGAGGGACAGCCTGAGAAGTATCCGGACCCCTACACCGCCTACGTGAAGGCGGTCGGCCGGTGGGAAGCGCGACAGGAAATCCAGCAGGAACGGCAGCGGATGGCGTCCGAGCAGGCGACGCAGCATCGTGACGCGGCGATTCAGACGGCCGTGCAGGCCTTCACCACGAAGGTGGACAAGGCGTTTGCGGCGACCCTGCATCCCGACGTCTCGGATTTGCGCCCGTCGTTCAGCTTGCAGCCCGGCGAGCCGATCGGCCCCGACAACGTGATTGGGGACGCGATCATCCAGTCAGAGCACCCCCGCGAGTTCCTGCAATATCTCTCGGATCATCCCGAGACGTTGACCCAGTTGCGGCGATTGATGCCGGCGCAGTTGTTCCGGGCGATTGGCCGGATCGAAGCGTTGGCCGTGGGGTCGGGCACGTCGCCAGCCCCCGCCGCGAAAACCGTGACCGATGCGCCAGCCCCACCCGTGACGCTGGGGGGCCGTTCCACCGACGTGGTGGACCCCGAAGCGGCGGCAATCCGGGCTGGTGATTACCGCGCCTTGCGTGCGCTGCGGATGCAGAAAGCCCGCGCCACGCTCGGCTAGACGAGGAAGATCATGCCCGTAGTGAATCAGTTCGAGGTCTCTGACTGGATGTGCATGGAAGCCCTGGACATCCTGCTCAACAACACGGCCGTCGCCCGGCACTTCAACACGGCCTACAACGACCAGTTCCAGAAGCCCTTCCCCGTGGGCGATACCGTCCACATTCCGCTCCCGTGGCGGCCCAAGGTCCGCACGTCACTGGCCTACGTCGGCCAGGCCATCGAGCGGACGCATACCGACGTGGTGGTGGACAAGATCCGGGGCATCGACGCCGAATGGAACGGCGTCGAGAAAGCCCTCCATATGGGTCGTGGGCGCGATTGGGTCAAGGAGACTATCCTCGAACCCGCGTTCGCCAAGTTGGGCCAGGAAATCGATGACATGGCGGCCGAATACGCCTACCTCAACACGCCGCACTACGTCGGCACGCTCGGGACGAACCCCAGCACGGTCGATGCCGTCTACGGCGCGTCGAACCAGATCATGACCGAGATGGGCATCCCGCTGGCCAATCGCAAGATGGTCTTCGCGCCCCACGTCGGACGTGCGTTGCGGGCCGCGATCATCCCGACGCAGTTCAACCCGGCCGACAAGCTCTCGAAGATGTTCAACAAGGGCATCCTCGGCGAGATCGACGGCATGGAAACGTTCGAGACGATGAGCCTCTACCAGCACACCTCGGGCGTGTGGTCGGCGGGTGCCACGTTGTCGAGCGCGGGCCAGTCGGGTTCGAGTCTGACCATCACCGCGTCGGCGGGTGACACGTTCCTGAAGGGGGACATCATCGGCATCGGCGGGATCTACCCGATCAACCCGATGACGGGCCGCAAGGCGACGAACAGCCGGATCTTCACCGTGCGTGTCACGGAAGACCTGACGGCGGCCGGCGGCGGCGCGGACGTGCTCAAGATCAGCCCGGCCATCGTTGGCCCCGGCAACACGTACCAGAACGTGGACGCGCTCCCGGCGAACGGGGCCACGCTCTACCTGTTCGGCGACAGCACCCCTGCGTCGGCCCTGACCGGCACGCAGAACATGGCGCTGCACAGCAAACTGGCGTTTGCGATGGTGGCCGTGCCGATGGAGAAACCGGAATCGGTTGAGCAGGTGGGCACCGCCTACGACAAGCAGACCGGGATCCGTATCAGCTACATCCGGGCGTTCGACCCGATCGGCTACCGGATGATCAACCGCTTCGACCTGTCCCTGATCGGCTTCGGCAACCTCTACGCCGACGCTGGCGCGGCTGTCCGAGTCCTGAGCGCGTAACGCGGTCAGTGAACAACAAGGAGAGATGACCATGAAACGCATTCTGGCTCTGACGTTCGTGCTGCTGCTGGCGGTGGGGCTGGTGCCCCTGGCCGCGCAGACCTCCGTGACCACAACCACGCTGTCGGCGGCGGTCACCGCGACGTCCAACAGGCTCACCGTGGCGTCGGCAACGGGCTTCGTGGCGGATACCACGTGGGTCTACGTCGATCGCGAAGTGATGAAGGTGACCGGCGTCTCCGGCACCTCGATTACCGTGTTGCGCGGCGCGTCCGGCACGCGGGTCGATGCCCACCTGACGGGAAGCGTCGTCTACGTTGGCCCGTTCTCGATTTTCCGGGCCTCGGACCCGTCCGGGTCGTGCACCTCGACGGCGCAGTTGTATACGCCGACCATCAACCCGGAAACGGGCGGGATTTGGGAGTGCTCCAGCACGGCGAACCTGTGGTTCGACTGGCGCAAGGTGGTGACGGTCCAGTGTCACGCGAACCTCGTGGCCGACATGGTGGACCAGCAGTGCTTCATCGCGGACAAATCGTATGCCGTGGTGAAGGTCTACGAGATTCACCGGGTAGCGGAGTCGGCCGGCACGTTGACGCTCATCCCGAAGAAGACGACCGGAACGACGGCGATTGCCTCGGGCACGGCCCTCACCGCGGCGGCCATTGACATGGTGGGAGCGGGGGCCGTGGCGGAAACGCTCAAGACTCCGGCGCTCTCGGCGACCCCGACCGCGTTGCAGATTGTCGCCGGCAACCGGCTGGGGCTGGACTTCACCGATGACACGGCCGGGGAGTTGGCCGGGGTGCTCGTGACGTTCGTGCTCTGGCCTCGGTAGTTCCTGACGGGGGCTGCGGGCGACCGTGGCCCCCACTTTCTGAAGGTTTGACGATGGCCTATCAGCGATACCCGTTCATCTTGTGGCGCGGTGACGTGTCGCGCACGGTGATGACGGAGGCAGAGGAAGCGGAGGCAGTCGCGGACGGGTTCGGGCGCTGGGGATTGGCTCCGGTCACTCCCGCTCCCGTGGAAGCCCCTGAACCGGCGTTCACGGTGCCCGTGGATGTGCCCGACGAACTGGACGCACTCCCGGACGGCCCAGTCGACGAGCCCGTCAAGCGCAAACGTGGACGGCCGCCGAAGGTGAGGACGTGACATGGGCGTAGGGTCAACGAGCGACGGCTACCACACATTTGACGAACTGTATGAGCACAGACACGCTCTGTTTTCAGTGGTGTGCCATGTGTTCAACGGGTGGAAATCTCGCGCACATAGCGATGGCACGATGTTCGACGGGTGGTTCATCGCTGGCGTCGATACGCCGTTGGGCCAAGCGACCTACCATTTGCCGTTGTCGTGGTGGGATAAGTTCGAGTGCGAAGAACGACCGTATGCTCCAATGTGGGACGGGCATGCGCCGGGGGTTGTGCCGGGCCGTATTAGGTCGTTGGTCGGGAGAACGTAAACATGCCGCTGACCGCTCTCGACATCTGCACCGACGCCTTGCGCGAAATAGGCGTCCTCGGGGCCATCGACCCGGCGCTCGGCGAAGATGCCGCATTCGTGCTCGGGAAGCTGAATCGCATCCTCGACAACTGGAATGCGGAGCGGCAGGCGGTCTATGAGTCGGTGTTTGCGTCCTACACGCTGACCCCGGCGCTGCAACCGCACACGATTGGACCGACCGGGACGTTTGTCGTGACGCAGCGGCCGCAGAGCATCGAGGCGGCAAACCTGGTGGATACGACCGTCACGCCGAACGTTCGGTTTCCGCTGGCGCTGCGTGATGATGCGTGGTGGGCGGCGGTGCCGGTGCAGGCGACGACCGGCACGTATCCGACCGACCTGGTCTACAGCCCGTCCTGGCCGAATGGCGAACTGACGCTCTACCCGGTGCCCACGGCGGCGCTCGGGCTCGAACTGCTGACGCGGCTGGTGCTGGCCGACGTGACGCTGACGACGGCGTTTTCGATGCCGCCGGGGTATCGGGACGCGCTGATTCTCACGCTGGCCGAGGATTGTCTCGGGGCCTACGGCCGGCCGGTTCCGCCGATGTTGCCGTCACGGGCGGCCACGGCGCGGCACCGGATTCTGGTCGCCAATACCGAGATTCCCGTCCTCAAGCCGCGGGATTCCGGGATGCCGGGCGGCCAGGGGTATTTCAACTGGATGACGGGGCGAAATGTCTAGGGAGGGAGCCATGCGACGACGGATTCTTGCGGGGGCGGTGGGGCTGGCGCTCATCCTGGGCGCGTCCACGCATCTGCGGGCAGAGTGGGCCACGCTGGAGCAGATTGCCGTGGCGGGCACGGCCATCGGCTTCACCGCGGCGAACATCAACGAGGGCAACGGCCACGCGCAGGCGAACATCGGCGTGTGCCGGGTCCGCACCGCGCAAGTCTCTGTCCGGTGGGACGGGGGCACGCCGACGAGCACGGTCGGGATGCTGCTCGAAGTGGGCGACCTCATCACGATCAAGAGTCACGAGGAACTGGTCCGGTTCCGGGCGATTCGCACCACAAGCACGTCCGGTCAGCTTGATTGCACGGTGTCTGAGAACTGACCTGTGTTGTACAGAGGTTTCGCCGGCAGCTCGAACCCGTCCCAGTCCGTCATCAGCGATGGTGAGCGGACGGTGAATTGGTTTGTCGAGCCGATCCAGTCCGAAGGCGCACAGAGCAGCCCGGCGCTGTATCCGACGCCCGGCGTCGAGGCGCTGGCCACGGTGTCACAGGTGGGCACGCGGGCCTTTGGCGTGGCGGGGTCGCGGTCGTTCGCGGTCATCGGCGGCGGGTATTACGAGATTTCCGACACCTGGGGCATGACGCTGATCGGTGCGGTGGCGCAGGATAGCAACCCGGCGACCATCAGCTACAGCGGGCAGTCCGGCGGGCAGGTCTTCGTCACGTCCGGCGGGAACGGCTACGTCCACACGCTCGCCACGAACGCCTTTGCCCAAGTGCTGACGGCTGAGGCCACGATGGGCGGGATGCTGAATGCCCGATTCCTGGCGTTCAACATCACCAACGGTCGGGTGCGGATGTCCGGCCTGAACGACGGCCTGACGTGGGATCCGTTGCTCTACTTCCAGCGGTCGCAGGCTCCAGACCCGTGGCAGGCGATGATCGTGAACCAGTCGGAAGTGTGGATGATTGGCCAGCAGACCGGCGAAGTCTGGTATGACGCGGGCCTGTATCCGCAGCCCTTCGCGGCCCGTCCTGGTGCGGTGTTCCCGTGGGGCACGCTCGCGCCGTTCTCGGTGGGCCTGTCCGGGTCCATCGTGACGTGGCTCGGACGCAGCGCGAACGGGTCCGGGTCGATTGTGGCCGCATCTGGCTACACCCCGCAGAGCATCTCGAACTACGCCGTCGAGGACAAGATCACGGGCTACATCCGGGATTCGACCGTCGATGACGCCGAAGTCCTGACCTATGAGCAGTCCGGCCATGCCTTTGCCGTCTGGAGTTTCCCGACCGCGAAGGCGTCATGGGCGTTCGACTTCTCCACGGGACTCTGGCACGAACGGGACACCTGGGACAGCGCGGCGGGCCGGTCGAACGCCTGGGCACCACGGGTTCACGGGCTGATCAACGGCGTGCATGTCGTCGGGGCGCGGTCCTCAGGCACGATCTACAGGCTGTGCCCGACGCTGGGCCTCGATGTAGGCGGTGCTCCGATTCGACGGCTGCGGATTGGGCCTCCCCTGTGGGCTGAGTCGCGGCAACGGCTCGCCGTGTCCGATTTCGAGATCATTCTCGAAGCCGGCTTGGGCCTCGTGAGCGGGCAGGGGGCCGATCCGCAGGTCATGCTCCGCACGTCCACGGACGGCAAAACGTGGTCGTCGGAACGGATGGCCTCGGCCGGCAAGATGGGCGAATATCGGCGGCGGTGTCGGTGGTCGCGCTGTGGGTCGTCGGACAAGCTCTGGATGCCCGAGGTGACGGTCACAGACCCGATTCCGTGGCGACTGTCGGCCGCTGACGTGCTCGGGGACGGGTTCCGGCAACAGGCGCAGAGGGTCCAGTAATGGCGCAGAATCTCGCCTCACCGCCGTTGCAGACACCGCTCATCGAGTCGGCGAAGCAGCCGTTCATCACGCGGGTGTGGAACAACTGGTTCCAGTCGGTGGTTGAGCGGGTGCAGGCGGCGGCCTACGCGGAGCAGAAGGTCCAGTTGACGGGGCAGGCGGCCTCGATTCCGTCGACGAATCTTGTCGTGGCTCCGTCGGCGGGCCTCTACCGGCTGACGTTCCGGTTCCGGCTGACGCAGGCGGCAACGACGAGCAGTTCGCTGCTCGTGACGGTGACGGCGACGGATGGCGGCGTGGCGTGTGCGCTGGCGTCGGCGGCCTACACTGGAAACGCGGTGAATCAGCCGCAGACGGGAACCGTGCTGGTGCGGTCGGATAACGGCGTCCCGATTACCTATGCCACGACATATGCCAGCGTGGGGGCGACACCAATGCAGTATGCGCTCGACGTGGTGGCGGAGGCGCTGTGACGACGCGCACCCTTGCTCCAACGGAATGGCCTGAGCGGTTGCGTGGGACGCTACTGGAGGACGCCTCACGGCAGTTGCCACACGACGCGGTGGTGATGGCGGTCGAAGATGCCGGGCGTCTGGTCGGGTGCGTGGCGTTGTTTCCGGTGTGGCATCTGGAAGGCGTCTGGATTGCCCCGGAGCAGCGCGGGCGGGTCGGCGTGGCGCGGCGGTTAGTGCGGGCGATTCGGACCACGGCCCGGGCGCTGAAACTGGATGGCGCGTGGATGATGGCGCGGAATGACGCGGCGGTGCGGATGATTCGGCATTTCGGGCGGGCGTTGCACCTCGATTGCGATCACTTCGCGGTGACGTTCAAGGAGTAGGCGTATGGGAGCACTAGCGGTAGCGGCAGTTCCGGCGGCCATCGGCGCGGTCGGGTCGATCTTTGGTTCGAAGTCGTCCAGCAACGCCACCCGGCAGGCCACATCTGCATCCACGGCCGCCGCGCAGCGTGCGGCAGAACTCGAAGCGAAGTCGGCCGCTGATGCGCTGGCCTTCGCCAGGGAACAGGAAGCCGCCCGGCAGGCCGCATACAAGTCCACGCAGGAC